AACTTCTATAACATTTCTACTTTCTTAAGAAGTGAAGGATCTTCCAGTATTGTTATGGGTGTTTCCTATGACTTTGATGATTCAGTTGGTGTGTTCAATCCTGCTAACTATAACCTTCCTATTGTTGGAACTGCTGCTTATTACAATGAAGCCATCTATGATGCCACAGCCATTTATGATGGCAACCCATCACCAGTGAAGAAGACAAACATTGAAGGCTCTGGATTCTCCATTGCTTTCAAATATGTGACTAATGATACTAATGCTAGTCATACGATTCAAGGGCTTGTCTTGAATTATTCAATCAATGACAGACGCTAAGGAGAACTACCTTGACAGGTTATGTAAGACAATCTGCTGCTGACATCGTCCCAACGGGCGTAGTTCGTGCTGCACCAATCAACAATGAGCTTAATGCTCTTCGTGATGCCTTTGCTACTGCTGCTGGTCATAGACATGATGGCACTGCTGCTGAGGGTCATCCTGTTCCTGTCATTGGTGACGCTGACTTATTAAATAAAATTGCTACTGATACAGCTAACAATCGTCATGGTGTGTTTGTTGAAGTGGCTGCTGCTGCTGTTGAGCAGGTTCGCTTTCAAGATGGTGCTATTGTTCCAGTAACAGACAATGATGTTGACCTTGGTACAAGCTCTTTAGAATTCAAAGACTTACACATTGATGGTACAGCTAACATTGACAGCTTAGTTGCTGACACTGCTGACATTAATGGCGGTACAGTGGACAACGCTGTTATTGGTGCAACAACTCCTGCTGCTGCAAACTTCACCACTGCTAGTGCTTCTGGTCAAATTACTTCTACAGTGTCTACAGGCACTGCTCCTCTTGTTGTAGCTTCTACAACCAAGGTAACCAATCTTAATGCAGATCAGCTTGATGGTGCTGACTGGGCTGCTCCTGCTGCTATTGGATCTACAACACCTGCTGCTGGTACATTCACTGCACTTACAGCTAATACATCTTTGGTAGCAGCCACTGCTGATATCAATGCAGGTACTATTGATGGTGCTGTTATTGGTGGGTCTTCTGCACAAGCAATCACAGGTACTACAGTTACAGCCACTACAGGATTTGTTGGTGGATTAACTGGAGCAGTGACAGGTAATGTTACAGGTGATCTTACTGGTGCAGTGACAGGCAATGTCACAGGTAATTTAACTGGTAATGTTACAGCCTCTACAGGTACATCTTCTTTCAATGATGTCACCATCAATGGTGGATTGAACATGAATGCTGGCACTGCTGCCACCATCACCAATCTTACCAGCCCTACAAATTCTGGTGATGCTGCTACTAAAGGATATGTTGATACATCTATCAGCAACTTAGTCGCTTCTGCTCCCGGTACATTAGACACACTTAATGAACTTGCTGCAGCTCTTGGTAATGATGCTTCATTCTCAACTACTGTAACTAACTCTATTGCAGCTAAACTTCCCTTGGCTGGTGGCACTATGAGTGGTGCTATTGCTATGGGTACATCTAAGATTACAGGTCTTGGTGATCCAACAGCAAACCAAGATGCAGCAACTAAAGCTTATGTAGACACTGCTGATGCATTGAAGCTGTCCTTAACAGGCGGCACAATGTCTGGTGCTATTGCTATGGGCAGTGCTAAGATTACAGGCTTAGGTACTCCAACAGATAACGCTGATGCCACTACTAAATTGTATGTTGATGGTATCTTAGGTAGTGCTACTGCTGCTGCAACATCTGCTGCTGCTGCAGCTACCTCTGCTTCTAATGCTGCTACCAGTGAAGGCAATGCAGCTACATCAGCAAGCACAGCTTCTACAGCAGCTACCAATGCTGCTAATAGTTATGATGCTTTTGATGATAGATATTTAGGTAGTAAAACCGCTGCTCCATCCGTGGATAATGATGGCAATGCTTTACTAACAGGTGCTCTGTATTGGAACTCTGTTGGTAATGTGATGTATGTATACACAGGTTCTTCTTGGGTTGCTGCTGGCTCTGCTGTCAATGGCACTTCAGAGAGATCTGTATATACAGCAACGTCTGGACAGACAACATTCTCTGCAACATATGATGTTGGTTATGTTGATGTTTACTTGAATGGTTCTAAGCTAGTAGCTACTTCAGACTTTACAGCTAATGATGGAGTCACTGTTGTATTAGCTACAGGAGCTACCACTGGTGATGTCATTGACATTGTTGCTTATGCTGCTTTTGAATTGGCTAATGTTTATACACAGAGTCAATCAAATGCTAGATATGCACAACTGTCTAACAATCTTTCAGACTTAGCCAGTGCTTCTACAGCAAGAACAAACTTAGGCTTGGCTATCGGTACTAATGTCCAAGCATATGACGCAGATCTAACTACACTTGGTGCTGGTGGTTCTTCTGCACGTTCATTCCTTGGCCTTGCTATTGGTACTGATGTACAAGCATACGATGCTGATTTAACTACCTTAGGTGCTGGTGGTTCTTCTGCACGTTCATTTCTTGGACTAGCTATTGGCACTGATGTACAAGCGTACAACGCTAACACAGCAACTACCAACACAGCACAGACCTTTACAGCCACTCAGACATTCTCAGGTTCTTCATCAGCTACTGCCATTGTTCTAAACGATGCGGCAGAGGTAGCAACAGTATCAGCAACTGCGGCTACTGGCACGATTGCTTACGACATTACCACTCAGTCTGTTCTGTATTACACAAGTAACGCAAGTGCTAACTGGACAGTTAACTTCAGAGGCTCTAGCGGTACTTCATTGAACACTTTGATGAGTACAGGTCAATCAATGACTGTGGCTTTCTTGGTTACTCAAGGTGCTACTGCTTACTATAACTCTGCTGTTCAAGTGGATGGCACTACATCAGGAGTGACGACTAGGTGGTTAGGTGGTGCACCTACTGCGGGTAATGCTAGTGGCATTGATAGTTACCGCTATTTAATTGTTAAAGTTTCGGATGCAACTTTCACAGTCTTGGCAAGCAACACACAATTTAAGGCTTAAACCATGCCATTACAAGCAACTTCTGGTGCGGCTAGTTACGATGCCTTTGGTGGTGGTGTTCCTGTTGTGCCTAGCTACATTGAAGAAGTTTTCTCGTGCTTTTTGTACAATGGAACTGGCAATACACAAACCATCACCAACGAAATTGATTTATCTACTAAAGGTGGATTGGTTTGGACTAAAAGTCGAAATGCCGCATATGACCATTGGCTTTTTGATACCGCAAGAGGCGTAGAGAAGAAACTTACGACAAACACAACAGACGCTCAAGGAGCAACGTCTGGAGCACTTGAGCAATTTAACGCAAATGGTTATAGGCTTGGATATACAGGCGGTGGTTATGCGGAACTAAATGAATCTGCAAAAACATACGTCTCATGGACATTCCGCAAGCAACCAAAGTTTTTTGATGTTTTAACCTACACTGGAAATGGCGTTGCTGGTAGGCAAATTGCACACAATTTAGGCTCTGTTCCTGGTTGGGTAGTCGTAAAGAAAACAAGTGGCTCTGGTTTATGGGCTACGTTGCATAAAGATACAAACCTTTTGTATTTAGAACGCACTAATGCTGCCTATTCAGAATCAACAACAGCTTTAATGTTTGGAGACGATACTTCTGTAATTAGACCAACAAGTACAGTGTTTACAGTAGGAAGTGCTGATAACGTCAATACAGATGGGCAAACATACGTAGCCTACCTATTCGCCCACAACGCAGGAGGCTTTGGCCTAACTGGTACAGACAATGTTATTTCGTGTGGGTCTTATACGGGCAATGGCTCTGCAACTGGGCCAGAGATAAACCTTGGATACGAACCACAGTGGTTGTTAATTAAACAATCATCAGGTGTAAATGATTGGAACATCTGGGACACAATGCGTGGAATTGCCACTGGAGGGGCTGACCAAAGGCTTGAGCCAAACACATCTGATGCCGAAGCCTCGATTGATTTGCTTTCTGTTAACGCTACTGGATTTCAGCCAACATCTACTGGGTCATTCGTTAACGCCAGCGGCTCTACCTACATCTACATAGCCATTCGTAGAGGCCCAATGAAAGTGCCTACAAGTGGGACGAGTGTGTTTAGTCCTAATGCGTACACTGGCGCAGGGGCTGGAACAAATTACACAACTAACTTTCCAGTTGATTCAACATGGGTAGGTAAAAGAAATGATACCGCCTCTCACGAAGTATGGGATAGATTAAGAGGCCCACGGCCCTACCTTTTTACTGATTCAACCGCCGCAGAGGGAACTGCCTTTTCCACAAATCAATGGTTAGTTGATAGCAATACAAAAGTAACATGGAGTGCGGGCGATGCATTTTCCAATACAAGTCCAGATACTTTTGTAACTTGGAACTTCAAACGTGCCCCTAGCTTCTTTGATGTTTGTTGCTATACAGGGACAGGAGCTAACAGAACTGTGACCCATAATTTAGGTGTTGCACCAGAGTTAATGATTACCAAATCTAGGAGCAACACTTACGATTGGGCGGTCTATGCAGCAGGGATTGGAAACACATCGTATGGGCTTTTAAATGATGCTGGACAGTTTTATGTAGATAGTTCTGCTTGGAACGATACTAGCCCAACAAGCAGCGTGTTTACTGTTGGAACTGGCACGTATATGAATGGCTCTGGAGCTACATATGTTGCATACCTATTTGCCACTTGTGCTGGGGTCAGCAAAGTTGGTTCATACACAGGCACAGCTACTACAAAGCAAATTGATTGTGGCTTCACAGGCGGTGCTAGGTTTGTAATGATTAAGCGTACAGACTCAACTGGTGATTGGTATGTGTGGGATACAGCACGAGGAATCGTAAGTGGTAATGACCCTTACTTACGTTTAAATCTTACAAACGCTGAAGTAACAAACACCGACTACATTGACACCTATAGCGCAGGGTTTGAGATTAGTTCAACTGCGCCAGCCGCTATCAATGCAAGTGGTGGCACATTCATCTTCTTGGCAATCGCATAAGGAACATCATGCAAATCAGAACAAATAATGGGCAAGTCATGTACGAAGCAGAATTTCGTGCATACACAAAAGCCAATGGTGGCCCATCATGGGACATAACAACAACTGAAGTCTTAACGGCTTTGGGTGCTGATGTAGTCTTTGAAGGCGCACAAGCTACAGGCGGTACTGTTTACCAATACTCTCAAGCCTCTGGTGTTGAGCAAGTAGATGGTAAGTGGTACACCAAATATATCCTTGGCCCTGTGTTTATTGACCAAGTGGTTGATGGTGTAACTACTACTGCTGCTGAACAAGAAATTGCCTACAAAGCCACTAAAGATGCTGAACAGGCTAAGAGTGTTCGTGCTTCAAGGGATGAAAAACTAAAAGACTGTGATTGGACACAAGTAGCTGATGCTCCTGTTGACAAAGCAGTATGGGCTACCTATCGTCAAGCCTTGCGTGATGTAACTACGCAGACAGGTTTCCCTTGGACTATCGTGTGGCCTACACAACCGGAGTAAATATAGATGACTAAAGCAAGAACACTAGGTAATTTTGTATCAACAGGTAATCCCCTGTCTGATGGAAGCATAGCAGCCAGTGAAGTGACTGGGCTGTCTACTGTTGCCACAACTGGCAGCTATAACGATTTGTCAGACAAGCCAACAATAACAACCACAGCAACTAATATTGCTGGTGGTTCTAACGGCACAATTCCTTATCAATCTGCAGCAGGTACAACACAGATGTTGGCTGTAGGTTCAGCAGGTCAGTTGTTGCAAACAAATGGCGCTGGAGCGCCTACGTGGGTAACACCCAGTGCAGGAGCAATGGTTTTAATATCAACAGTAACTGGAAGTGCGGCATCTACAATAACTGTATCTGGATTCAGTTCTACTTATGATAGTTATCAAATTTATGTTGTGGGCTTGAATGGTGGCGACAGCGCTCAGCTTTACGCTACTCTTTTAATTGATGGGACAAATATTACTACTGGGTATCAATCAGCCGTACATAATACTGGCAACGTGACCACTTACCAAGGGACCACTGGCCCAGATTCTTCATTCAGACTGAATGGTGATAGTCTTGGCCCCTCTACCAGTAAATTTAACTCAACAGTAAATTTATTTAATGTAAACAGCGGTGGTAAAAAAACTTTCACTTCCAATGGAGTTGGTACTTATGGGGGTTTTCAATTTGCTAATGCTTGGGGGTCGTTAGAGGAAACGGGTACTATCACTGGCATGAGATTCTTTTCGAGCACTGGCACACTGACAGGCACATTTAGACTTTACGGAATAGCAAAATAAAGGACACATCATGGCACGACACCACATGACTGTAGATGGACCCATTCCATTTACCACAGAAGAAGAAGCTGAATGGGATGCGATGGAGGCTCGGAAAATAGTTGTAGAAGCTGAAGAAGCTAGACTAGCTTACCAACGCCAACGTACTAAAGAGTACCCATTAATTACTGACTACATTGATGGCATAGTCAAGGGTGACACAGCACAGGTGCAGACATACATTGATGCGTGTCTTGCTGTAAAAGCAAAATATCCAAAGCCTGAGTAATCATGAACGAAGAAGTTACCCACAAGCAGATCTATGAACGTCTATGCGAAGTTGAAGCTAAGGTAGATCAGCTAGATAAAAACACACAAGCTGTGGTGGCTGCATTTACTGCAGCCTCTGGTGCATTTGTTGTGCTTGAATGGCTTGCTAGAGCAGTGAAGCCCATCTTAATTATTGGTGCTTTCTGTGGGGCTATATGGCTGGCTATAGAAAACAAGCTGCATCAGTAATACTTTTATTATTAATATCTTTCCCTATCGGGTCCAAAGAGGAGAAATATAAATGT